CCGCCGACTTCTCCGCCTACTGAAGTTTGTTGGGTATATTCACGGATGCGAGCCATTATTCAACAACCCTCGTAATCTTTGCATCTCTAACAGGGGCATAATTATCACTGCCAGAGGCAAACGCTCCTGCCTTTGCTGCACCTGAAAGCAATGCGCTTCCTGCGCTGAAGTAACTACCTGTCTCAGCGTTTTCACCGCGCATTAATTCCAAGCCTGCGGTAGATTGATACCCACCGGCTTTCAGTCCGCCACCATAGAGAATGTTCTGACGATCTAGTTCAGCAGTAGCAGCAGAGGCTTCAAGAACGTCCATTGGAGAACCTTCCATCGTTACTCCAGAAGCCCCGTAGCCAGCAACCATAGACCCTATCTTCAGCCTTGATGCGCGTTGTTGTGCAGCGGCATTAACCTCTGCTTGTTGTCTTGCCGCTATAGCGTTGTTATTTGCCAATTGAGCGTTGTAGTTTGCAGCACTCTTGGCTTGTTGACCTTGGTTGATCGCGCCGATAACGGACATTGCCGTCCCTGCGATCTGAGCGTACATTAGTAGTTCCGGCCCCATACTATTACCTCACCATCGCGTAAAGAGCGCAGTCTCTACCATCAGGTGTGAAACTCCTGCGGCGTTCGCACTCCATTTCAAACCCTAACATCTTGGCCCATCTATGCGCTTGAGGGAAGTTGCAATCAACATCCATCTCAATACGGCGATAAGTGGAAATATCTAAAAACCGCTTTACAGCGCGAGTTACTCCACGCATTCTAGCGCCTACGTTCTGAGACAAGTAAGCCCATGCTACCGCCCGTCCAGGAGATACCTCAATAATCCCCGCACAGGCTAAAACCTCATCCCCATCCAAAGCAGCGTAGGAACTACCGCTCTCCAATGAGGCGCAAACCTCGCTGGTAAGTAAATGCTCCAATCCCTGCTGCTTCTGCTGGATAACCATTACTCTCAAATGTTCCCTAGTGAATGGTGCGACGATCATTATCTATCTTGTGTGACTAATTGGGGCATCAGACCAAGCAAGGTGAAGGGAAGAGGCTGATCTTGTCGGAAGTACATCTGTCCTTCTGTCTCATAACCTGAGTTCCAGTTGATAGTCTTGTCGCCTGTGAATAACTCAGGAGGATTCCCCATTGCATCAGCAGAAGTCCTGAACGGGAGAATGTCAAGATTAGTAGCGTTAGGGCCGAACTTCAAACCTAGTGTCTTATAGAGCCTAGCATTTACCCGATGGATTCTCTTTGTCTTTCCTTGAGCAGTACCATCAGCAGCACCAGCTTCAATTCTTAGAGTCTTGATATTCGACTCATAAGAAAGTCCGATATGGACAACACTCGCACTACGGACAAGCGTTACCTTCCCGACTGATACAACTACGTCAGGATGCGAAGCACCGTCTGCAAGGATGGAAACTGTCTCACCTTCAAGATGATCCATTCCAGTTATTTCAGTAACCGGAACCCCGTCATACTCTAATCCGCAATCAAGGAAATGAGCATATGTAGTATCGTCATCATCGAATTTAGGAGTGACGTATTCAATGTAACGCTTACTAACTCCGTCTATTTCCCTGCGAACAATAAGCCATAACTCATCAGCATCACCTGCCGGTGTGGGGATAACTGCTACAGACTCGACCTCTGCATCTCCACCGTTGATATGCCCACCAATGATATGCCTATGCCAGCCTAGAACGTCCTGGTCACGCTCGTAAGTAAGACCTATAAGCTGCCCGTCTGCACGGACGAACCAGACAACAGAGAAAGGTTCTTGCTGGTAGTCGAACTGAGTCACTCCGCCCTCTAATATATGCTCCGCTAGAACGGTCATATCAGGCGATCTGAACCCATCCACTTCATAGACGTAAGCCAACTCCCTAGCTTTTCGTCCTGCTCTTTGGACGTAGATAGAAGCCTTACCTGTACGGATTGCTTGGAGATTCGCACTACCAAAAGCAGTAGAACGCTTTGCAGAGATGTTAGTAGGTGTCATGGCTTCTGACAAAGAGGAAGGACGTACCATCCACTCTCCAGAAACAGTCCCTACCAATAAGCCTTTTTCATCATCTATCATCCAGCGGATTACATTCACATCGTTCGCGTTCAGAGAGGCAGAGATAGCGTTGTCATCTGCGACAACACCATCAGAAGCAGACGGAGCGAAGTTCTCATAGTCTCCTACGATACTTCCGTCTATCCGTTGAGGGCGATAAGAGCCTCCAGCGAAGAATAGTCGATCTTCAAAGAAGGCTACACAAGAAGGATAACCAGTAGTCTCAGACCAAAGACCTAGCCGCCAATCTGTTGAAGCAGTTGCAGCAGCGGGACTTCTTTGAATGGAGACTGTCACAACGGTTGAACTTGTGAAGGCAGTTATCTCCATCCACCCCCAAGTAGAACCAGTGGATTTGAACCGGATGAATCTACCAATGTCAGTTGAGTCGAACAGTGCAGCACTTGCTGTTGCTGACGTTGTTCCTGTAGTCGCGCCAAGGGTTATCGTTGTAGTCCCTGAGTTCGTCGGAAGATAAGGGCCGTCAAGGAAGTCAATAATACTCAACGTCCAAGACGTATGCCCTGTCCGAGTAAGCTTTCTAGGGGCGTAATCAGGGTGGGTTATGTAGAGAACATCAGCAGACTGAGTGAATTTCAGGTCGAACAGATCAACGTAAGAATACGGGGAGACAATTGAGTAAGGGCTTATTCCTGAAATGATCTGACCGCGATCTTTGTAGAACCTGATATTAGCTTCACCAAATTCAAGGATGTAAGCTTGGGTGATACTGTACTCAAACGGAACAAGCCGACTCTTCCCGCTTGATTGAGCGTATCCATCGACCACGTAATCATCTGCAACGTATAGAGCATCTGCTGTCTCCGCTACGTACATCGTCCCGGTTCTACGGGTCATCCCGCCTTGGACAATAGGAATCATGTTTTCAGCAAGGCTTACTGCATTCTTGTACTTTTCAAAGCGTACTTGGGCAGAGACAAGTTCAGAAAACTCGCCAGCGTTAAACGATGATTGTATCGGGGAAACTTTCATACCCTGATTGTGATCCAGGTATCTGTATCTTGTTCAGCAGGGAGATTCTCGAAAGCATTGATCTTCCTCGCCTCTCGAATAGCCGTTTTGTAATCCACTCCAGCGGCTTCTCTCTTGGAGTTGCTTTGCGTTAGTTCTTCGCACATCTCATAAGCCATCTTGCTTGACAGGGCTTCAATGAAAAGAGAATCAAAGATCGTCGTATCAGTTACGCGATAAACATAGCGAATAGGAAGCGGAGCGGATTCATCAGTGATGATCTTCCGTCCCTCTATCTTCCACTTACTAGAGTAGAAAGCCTCCTGATGATCGTTCTTCAGAAGCCGAAGACAGTCAGAAGGAAGAGTGTAAGCGTAAGAGTACCCGTAGACCGGAGCAGTAGCATCAGCAGCCAGTTCAACCCGCTTGATAGCGAAGTTCCAAGTGTGCGCCCGAAGTTCTGAATCACGCACTTGCTCGTAGGCAAGGTTACACGCTCTCGCGCTAACACTGTCTTGAGTCAGAGAGATGATTCGTTCAGCACCTAGCTTCTGGAGAGCGCGGTTACATACATCAACGACTGAGGCCACGATAACTCCTTAAGTCCAGAAATCTGGTGATTTTTGCTTAGTGCCTACTCCGGTACTTTGATAGTGAATATCAACAGCAAACAATGCTGGCCGATTTGTTGTTCCGCCAGTAATCGTTGGGATTGTAGTTACATCCAAATGAACAAGAATCAACCCATCGACTTCAATAATATCTGAATCCAACTGGCTTGCAGCAGGGCTTGCAGCAGATAGTTGAGTCTCTTCAACCCGATGACGGTAGCGAGGGATTGTTGCTATATCAGGAGTAGATACTGTGACAGTCCTATTTACTTCAGCCTGGAATTCACCATTTGTTGCTTGGTTGTGGCCTTTTGCATAGGTAACGTAATAGTTCAGAACTAGAGTTCCGCTTATAGCGGTTCCGTTATGCGCCCAATGCGTATGGATATGTATGTCTGAAGCAGGAACGTAGTCATGCGGGACGTGGAAGAAGCAATCAATATCATCCCCTGCTGCGAAGAAGTATGACCTTACATTGCCTCCGCGAAACGCAGCAAGAATAGGCGCTCCTGCCCCGCTAACCTTTGGGTTAATGTCTCCAATCAAATCCCGCCAAGGAAAGGTAGGAGTTCCCGTTGAATCTACCTTAATCCCTAGTCCTGAAGTCTTGGGAAGTTGAAGGCCACCAACGCCATCACGAAGGTCAGTGAAATTGGTATCTAGTTCGTTATGAGTTAGCGCGGAGCCTTTACCCGCTCTGGTTGTAATCGTCATGTTGCCACCTTACGCGGTATATAGTGGGTAGTGAATCCAGTATGACCTACTTCAAAAGTAAGCTGCACATCAACCCAAAGATCATGTCCAGCCCGACGTGCCGCCTTACTGAACCAGATGCTATCGTCTATGGTATCCCCTGCTTTGATACCTGAAAGGTCGAACCCCTTGAGTTCTTCAGAGACATCTTCAATGCTCTCAACAGCAGGACAACGGAAGTAAGGAGCCTTCATATCATCGAACACTGACAGATGAATCAAGATGCAACCAAGTCCCATCTCTCCAGCCTTTGCTATCTCTGTCTCGCTCTCGTCCAGCAGATACCCTAGAGTCGCATAGGGATAGACCCTACGGGCATAGAGAGTTCCGATGATAGGCTTATCCCCATCCAATAGCTTCAGTAACGCATCAGCAGGAAATACCATGTCAGAGTCCAGAAAGAACACATGAGTACAATCCTGCTTCTTTGCTTCCTTTACTGCGTAGTCACGATTAACCATATTCAAGCTGGACTCAGCATTGATGATGGTTAGTTGAACCCCTTGCGCCGCAGTGGTAGCGATCAGTGCTGCAACGCATACCGCGAAACTTGAATTAACAGTCCCGCCTGAAGAAAAGCAAACTGCAACTTTTGCCATGAAAGTCAGGCAATCGGAGTAGTTTCGATAGTCGCCAAATACTGTTCAATGGCTTCAACACCAATGAGGACAGCAAGTTTGTCTGAGTAAATCGAATCAGCCACGCGGAGTTCAATAGCCTCGCCTGATGTCGATGCGCCTTCGGTGACTTGACTCGCAAGCCCTTCACCGAGAATTACACTGTAGAAACGGTCTGCCAAGATATTCTCCTTAAAGAAGGGGGCTTCCGTTAGGTCGCCCCCGTTTCCTTAGATTACGTACAGAACCTTGACGCCAACAGCGCCAGTGCCGGTAGTTACGTCAGTAGCAACCACGGTCAGGGCTACATCGTACATCGTACCCTTGGCCGGTTCAGTTGCGCTAGCGGCTTGCCAGATCGGTTGATTCTGTTTGGCAATGGTGTTGGCCGTGGATTCGTTGGTCTGATCCGTGAGAACAACAGCAGAGGCGCAATCAACAGCAGTAGCGAAGAAGTCAGCATCAACCACAGCGCCACCGTCAGCATTGGTGCGGTACAAACCGATGTCGAACTTGCCAGCGGTCTGTGCAGCAGATGCAAAAGTGATGCTATTGACAGTCGCGTGAGCAGGGATTTCGCACATACGAATGACGGAAGTGATGGACAGGGAAGCAGTCACCGAGGCGAGATAGCCTTGCACTTGACGAACAGTACCTGGAGCGCCAG